CCGATAAGGCTGCGAGCGAAGTCAATAAATAACAGGTTGCGGCTTGATTTGCCATGCGCCGAATCAGGTCGGAGCCTTGAGTCATGACCATCGAAACGGACATTCAAGCGGCGCTCATCATTCGCCTGTGTCCAACAGCCGCCACGGTACAAGCCGCGCCATCTGACATTACGTCACCGACTACGCCGGTGGCGCACCCCCTCATCGCCTACACGCCCACGTCAGGCGTTAAATATCTTGCGGCGTGGCCCTTGCTAAGAGCCGCGCCGGATCATCCGTTCCTGCCGTTCGACGCTCCTACTTTCCGCAGGGGAATCTTTCAGGTCGACGCGGTCGCGCCAGATAATCAGGGCGAAGGTCCCGGCCTTCGGCTCGCCGAATTGGTAGCTGCCCGTTTCGCAATCGGCACTCGCCTGACGGCCGGCGCGTACACGATCCAACTCGACAAAGTCCCGACAATCGCCGCCGCGGTAAAGGATGCACCGTGGGTTCGGTATCCCGTCAGCATCCCTTACCTCGTCATCACTTGATCTAACAGGAGCAATTAAATGGTTCAGACTGCAGCCGGCACTGTGCTTTCGATCGGCACGACCGCAACGACAGCGTCGAGCGATAGCTACACGGCGATTGGTTCGCTGTCGGCCGTCCCCGAGACTGGCGACGAATACGACAACGTATCGTTCGAAAGTCTCAGCACGTCGGAGTACGTTCACAACACCGGCGCCAAGAACGTACCTTCGTCCGTGGTCGGTATTGGTCGCGACTTGACCGATGCGGGTCAGGTTGCGGTTCGCGCCGCCAACGGCGTCAACAGCTACTACAATTTCCGGCTCACATACCCGGACGGTTCCTTCGACTACTACAAGGCCAAGGTGCAGGGCTATCGGACCGCCCCCGGCGGTTTGACCGGCAACATCATGGCCTCGATCAAGCTGCAGCCGAAGCCGGGTTCGTTCTCGGAAGGTGTTGCGGGCGCCGCTCCGACGAACGCCGTAATTCCGGCCATTTCCGGCATCGCGCAGGTCGGCGTCACGCTTACCGCACAACCTGGCACTTGGACAGGAAACCCGACGTTCACCTACCAGTGGAAGTTGGACGGCGCGAACATCTCGGGCGCGACCGACTCGACTTACGTCGTACTTTTCGCGCAGATCGGCAGCTATCTCTCGGTGGCTGTCACCGGCACCAACGCCGTTGGCAACGCGACCGCCACCTCGGCGGCGACTGCGGACGTTATCGCGGCGTAATAAGCAAGCGTGCCTAGTTACGCGGCGGCTCCTTGACCGGGGCCGCCGTTTCTATTTTTACCCCACCCCGCCCCGCCAAAAGAGGTTTCATGTCCACCATCATCAATGAAGTAACCATCGACCTGAACGGGTCGCCTAAGTTCTTGCGCGTTTGCCCGCGCGCCGCCAAGGAAATTACTGCGCAGTTCGGCAACTACATGGAGGTGTTTCAGCGCCTCGTCAACTTTGATCACGCGGCCTACGTCGCCATCGTTGCTTCCGGTCTCAATAAGAAGCGGTTGGACGTCGAGGAAGACGTATGGGCGACCGGTCTCGACAAATTGACCGACAAGCTTTCGGAATACGTCGGCTTGCTTTTGCGCGCCGGCCGCCCCGCCGAGACCGATGACGACAAGAAGGACCCCAAGACGGGGGAAGTCTAAGCCAGTCGGAGTATTCTGACTGGCTACTTGAAGTCGGAACGGGCTTCCTTGGCTGGACATACGACCAGACACTCAACACCCCGTTCGGCGCAATCGAGTCGGCCTATGACGGTCGCATGAAAATGCTGCGCATGTGCTTTGGGTCGGGCGAGGAAGCCCCGCCCGAAGCGGACGCGCTGCCATCCGCCGAAGCGGTGAAAGCCGCGTTTCGTTCGATCTCACAATAGCGATCTGCACCCTCTCAGCCCCGCAAGGGGCCGGGAGGAATCCCTTTAACCAGTCCGGTCCGAGGCATTTCAATTGGCTGACATCGCGACCCTCGGTCTAGCAGTTGACAGTCGCCAAGTTACCGGCGCCACCAAAGAACTCGACAAGCTCACCGTTGCGGGCAAGAAAGCCGAGGACGCGGCGAAGGGTCTCGGTCGTGCCGCAGGCCCCGGCCTTAGCGCCGTGGAAAGCGCAGCCAAGCGCGCGGGCGTGTCGGTCGAGGAATTCCGCGCCCGCATGGCAAAAGCCAGCGAGTCGGTAAACAAGAACTTCCCGCTGATGAGCAAAGGCGCGAAGGAAGCCGCCGCCTCTGCGTATGCGCTCACCGACGCGTTGGGCGGCGGTAAGGGCGGTGGGGACGGTGTCGTACCCGCAACAGAGCGCGCCGAAAAAACCACTCGCAACTTCGCCGAGACGTTGACGCGACGCTTTGTCGTCGCTTATGCGGTTTCGCAAATCCGCACACTCGGCCGCGCGCTCGTCAGTCTTACCGCGGATGTAGCGCGTGTTGGCGACCTCGGTCGTCTGACCGGCCTCGGGTCCAGCGGCGTTCAAGGCGTTACGTCCGCCGCCGGGTTTAAGGGGATCGCTTCGGACGCGTTCTCGGGCGCTCTTGTCGCGTTTAATCAGCAAATCCCACTCGCCAAGGAGGGCATTGGTTCACTCGGTGCGCTGCTGCGCGGTAACCGAGTGACAGTGACCGACACCGCCGACGCGTTTTTCAAAGTCGCCGACCTGGTCAAGAATGCAGCGAGCGACACCGCGCGCCTGTCCATTCTCCAGCAGGCCGGCTTGCCTGCCACGATGGAAATGGCGCGGTTCATGGGTCAGGGCGCCACCGCGATCCGCGAAGCTGCCGCCGGTACGTCCAAGTTGACGGATGCGCAGGTCGAAGCGGCGCGACGCATTGAGGACCGATGGAACGAACTGTGGACCAACTTTAAGACCGGCGGCAAGGCCGCAATGGTCGATGTTGCGGACGGATGGGTCGCGGCATGGAATCGTCCGTTTATGGACCCGTCCACCATCATGGGGGGTTGGTGGGAAAAGGCCAAAAAACTAGCGACTGGTGCGCCTGACTCCCTCCCGGGCGCTCCCATTGGTCCTGTCCAGTTCGGCGGCAACTTACCTGCTGCCAGTGGTAGCAACACCCCCACCCGCGACGTCGCCACTGAAAAGGCCATCGCGCAAGAGCGCATCAGCAAGGCACAACAGTACCTCGGGTTGCTCGGGCAGACGACCACAGCCCTGGAAGCGCGGCGCGCCGTCGAGTTGCAGATTGCAGCGGCCGGTATCAATGGTGTCGGCATAGACTCCGCACGCGCCGAGACGTTGAAGCGGCTCGCCGTCGAACAGAACCTAGGCATTACCGCCATGAAGCAAAGCGCCGATGCGGCGCGCGTCGAGGACGAAACGGTCGGAATGTCGGTCGGCGCTGCCGCTGAGTACGTCGCCGTCCAGAACAAATTAAACGAAGCGCGCCGCAACGGCGTCGTCATTTCTCCCGAACACGTGGAGTCGATCCGCCGCGAGGCCGCCGCGCTCGGCGAAGCCGCGCAGCACGCCGACACAATGCGGTGGTCTTATACAAACCTCGTTCAAGGCCCGCTGCAGACGTTCCGAAGTTCGATTGCAAGCGGCGCGAAAGGCTTTGACACACTCAAGGCGGCCGGCGTCAGCGCGCTTAACGCCATCTCCACGAAGCTCATGGACATGGCAGCGCAAAACCTATGGCAGGCCGCTATGGGCGGCAAGAGTGGCACCGGCGGTTTGTTCGGATTGCTTGGTGGGCTATTCGGCCTTGGCGGTGGCGGTCCGACCAATATTGTCGGCGGTGCGGGGTCCCTTCCTGTGCCGACATTTTCCGCTTCCGCCAAAGGCAACGTGTTCGGCGCGGGTATCAGCGACTACTCGAACCAGATCATCACCAAGCCGACGTTCTTCGCTAAGGGCGGCAACGTCATGGGCGAGGCTGGACCGGAAGCGGTTATGCCGCTCGTCCGCACGCCGGGCGGCAACCTTGGCGTTCGTGCGACCGGCGGCGCTTCACAAGCCTCCGTCAACGTCTACCTGACACAACACAACACCTTTACCGGTGCCGACCCCGGTAGCGAAGCGCGTCTACGCGGCGCCCTGGAAAAGACCAAACGCGAGGCAGTGTCCGAAGCGACGCAAGCCGTGGCGAAAGTCTACGCCAGCAATTCGAGTTATTTGAAGGGTCGTACATGACCGCGACCGTCTTTAACTTTCCCCCGGAATGGTACGAATTCGTCTCGGTCGGATCAAAGTATCGACCTCGTACCATAAACGACGCGTTCCCCGGTCGCGTTACGGTGCAGATCAATGGTCCGGTGGCGAAGCTGTGGATGGCTGACGTAATCATTGGATCCCGCAGCATCGACTTGCAGGACGCAAAGGCGTTTATTTCACAGCTTGACGGGCGCGCTAACGTCCTTCGTTTTGCCGACGCCAGTCGGTTGCGACCGTGGTATGACCGCAACCTGATCCCGACCACGGCGACCCTTGCGGACGGGTCGACGTTCACGGATGGCTCGGGGTTTGACAACGGATACTTGCCGCCGAATGTATTTGTCGACACAGCGGCTTCGCGCGGCGCAAACTTCATTGTTCTAGGTGGGTTCCCTGCATCGACCGCAAACGTGTTGCGCCGCGGCGACTTGCTTGAAATTCAGCCGAACGGCGTTCCCTCCACGTTTCCGCATTTATATGACGCACTATCCGGAGGTGCTTCGGATTCGTCCGGCCGCATTGGTATCAAGATTGGCGAACGTTTGCGCGCGGACATCGCGGCCAACGATACCGTTTCATTGCGCAACGCGTCATCGCTGTTCCGCCTTACCAGTGACGACCAGGGCGACATCGAGGACACCGGAACTGGCGTCCAAGGTTTCGGCTTTTCACTCGCGGAAGCCTTGGACCTCGTGCCATGACGCGACCCGTCACCGCACGCATGGCACAGGCGTTGAGCGAGGGATGGCCGAGAGGCATATTCGTCGCCATCGAGCATCCCGATAACACCGGTCGGTTTTGTTCCGGCGTCGGCTCCCGCACATGGAATGGCTATACCTGGCGCGGCGCTGGTCCGCTCGGTTCAATCTCGCCCGTCAAGCGATCCAGTG